AGCTTATCACTGGATATGCTGAACTCAATAGTAAAGCGTCCGTCGGACAATTCCGCAAGATATTCATTAGTAAATACTTCCAAGTCTTTCACTAGATTCTCTAGCTTATATGCGATCAGACCGTTAGTGCTAAAAGCTTTCTTAAGCACTTCTAGATTCTTGAACTTGTCGCTGAGATCCTTAATCTGTCTCTTAGCTTCATCTAGGTCTTGAGCGAACTTTTCGTTCTGCTCAAGGTAAATATCAATCTTAGAGTTGTGCTTCATGGCCTCATTGTTGGCAGCAGTCAGCTCGTTAATCTTAGCTACGGCTACAGCTAACTTGTTTCTTATCGCAGTAAGCTCGTTTTCAAGATCACTAGCGTCTAAGAAATCATTACCTAGCGTAAGATCAACCTTATGCTCTAGATTCTCGTACTCAGCAATCTTACTTTTAATACTAGCAATAAACGCATTTTCTTTTTTGATAGTCTCGATAGCTGTTTGCAGAGTCTCTATTCTACCTGCACATTGAGCAGATACTGCCGTATTCTCGGCTAGTAAATCACCGTAGAAGTGCTTGTCAATATCCTGCAAGCAAGTAGGACACTTATCCTCAAGCCCTTTCAGCTTCTTAAGTACGGCATCCGCACTAGACTTACTACTCTGTAGAGTACCTATTTCGTGCTGATACTCGTCGTAGGACTGCTCGACTAGATTATATGAGCGAAGTTCTTCAATATCTATTGCATCTAATTTTTTACGCAGTGAATTGTTGCGTAATATCTTCGCATTGATTTCTTCGACGTTAGAAATTTTTGAGGAGAGATCTCCAATTTCGGACGAAAAATCAGGCCTATCTGGAATATCCGATAAAGGCATATGCTTGAGATCTAACGAAGAATTGCTCTTCATCCACTTATTGATAGTCTCTACTTTACCCTCAAGTGCGCTGACTTCGAGTCCTAATGACTTAGCCGCCTCTTTAAAAACCTCGAAGAGTCTCGTATACTCACTGAGGTCAAATAGATCTATCAGAAATTTTTTGCGATTAGTATCTGTAGCCGTCAAAAATTGCAAACTACTATTTGTCGATTGATATACTAACTGCTGAAAGGTTTTGAAGTCAATACCAATCAGTTCTTCAATTTGTTTGAATGTGTTCGTGGCTGTGTGGCTGCTGATATCTTCTCCGTTCTTGAATAGGCGGATCTTAATGCCAGAGCTACGCTCCGTACATACCAGATACATATCACCATCGACAGAAAAAGAAAGCTTAATAACGTAACCACTGTCAAGTAGCCTATTAGGGATATCATTCTTCTTCACTCCCTTAGAGTTCTTATTATAAAGAGCTTCTTCCATAATTAATGGTATAGAAGACTTACCATATCCGTTCGGGGCGATAATCTGTGTTAGTGGCTCGGCAGATAACTTGATAAAGTTATCCTCTCCGAAACTAAAACACTTACTCCACTCGATGGACTGCAGTACCACCGTACTCATTGAATACCTCCATAATATTAACAATCTCTTGTTCGGGCAGCTCTTGAATATATCTCAAGTACTCGGCTAGCTCATCAGATAAGCTCATCTTCTTGTCTAGCACTAGAGCAGTATCACTACTGCGCTTGACTAGTTTCTTATCAAGAAGGTCCGAGTTCTCGACCTTACTTAGATCCTTAATATTTCCTTCTAGTTCATATATAGTGTGATGAAATTCTGTGGGTACCATTTCCGCTGGATCAGATACCGTTTTTCTTAGTAGCTGAGGTAGATCGAATGTCTTCCATACCCAGCTCCAGTCATCATTAATCAATATGTAGCCAGTCTGTACTTCATTTCGGTGAAAAGAAGTAGTCATCGGACTACCTGGATACACTATATTTTTCTGTGTGTTAGAGTGTGAGTGAAGATCTCCCGCGAATACCACAGGGAACTTAGATAACCACTCTAAGGGGATCTCTGGCTTTACATGAGGAGGAATCTCTCCTCTCACATGAGTAAACACTGGCTTAGCTTCCAGCTTATCCCAGATTTCTTTCTTTTTGATATACTCATAAGGAACGACATAAAAGCCCTTTTCATCCTCATGTATATAATCAACCACTACTTGTACTAGAGGATTGAGTCTTTCTGTAACTCCTTTAAGTTCCGAGAAGAAGCTCTTTCCTTTCTTCGTAGCTTCGTGGTTTCCTGTAGAGATAATAGTTCGTACTCTTCTCTGAGAGACAAACTGAAAGTATAGAGTCAGCTCTTCTAGAGTGGGCATCCTGTCGAATATATCTCCAGGAACGACTATCATGTCTACCGATTTTTCCGCTTCTGCAACTTGGTCAAAGAACATTTGGTATCTATTGATAGCCCAGTCCTTGGGTACATTCTTTTGACCTAATTTAATATGAATATCTGCTATTACTAATAACATAAGGCTCCGAATAAGAAGCCCAGGATACATAGAAAGTATCCTGGGCTTATTTTATTATTGAACGTTAAGTTCTTCTTCTACTGACTCATCAATAGTATCTTCCTCACCCTTCTGTAGCTTCTCTAGAAGCTCCTTTTGGGCTGCTGGTGTAGCGCGTGGAAGTAGTTCTTCGATAGTCTTGGATGCTGCGATTGCTTCGCTTTCGGCATCTGTTAGAGGGCGCTTTGAGTTAGCGCACTTCATAACCTGAAGAGTATACTCTACATTGATTGGTAGTGGCCCAGTCTTCTTCTTCTGAAACTTCAGATCCCAGCCATTTTCTGGGTCTGTAGGATCTCCGAGGTCTTCGATGTTAGCCATGATCTGGTCGAAGAGCTTCTTCTTGAAGTTGAAGATCTTTGGCACACCGTTGTCTAGGCACATCATTGAGTATGACCAGCCGCACTTAAGATCTGGATAAAATTCCTTTACCCAATCCTTTTCAGCCTTGTCAAATGATTCGGTCTGACGATTAAATTCTAGACACTCAAAAGGAAGGTTCTTGCCGTTAGTACCCTTAATCCAGTATACATAACGTGGAAGAATGTTTCCAAATAGGCGAACTGAATTGTCACCATCTACGATCTTATATGAGTCAGCCTTTTCCTTCTTAGCCGAACCCTTAACCGAACCAAAGCTTAAACCTGTCATTTTATATTTCTCCTGTGTAGTCTTCGTATAGGAAATGGATTTCATTATCAACAATACGAAGTAGTCTGTTGTTGTTTATAGCGTCTTTCCCTAAAGGACTATGGGATAAGTCTAATGTCGTTTTTCCAGAGATTTGATATTCCGCTAGATTTCGGAAGCTAGCTAGACCTATGTAGTCTGCTATTTCTTTATCTTTATACTTATGTCTGAATTTTAATAAGTCTGTGGGATTAACCAAAAAGCTGGGTCCTTCAAAGTCCATGTAGTAGTATCTATAAATGGGATCAAATCTGTTTCTAGGCATGGTTTTTTGCAGCATAGACTCAAGGATTAATAAAATCCTTTTAGAGCTGCCGCCCGATTAATATCTACTATTATAGGCTGAACCTTGCCTGGGTGCTCTCTTATTATTCGCCCTATCAACTGCTCTAGTAAGGGCATATTATTAAGAGGCTCCGCAAGAATTAAGCAGCTTAACGGATTTATAGATAAACCTTCGGAAGCCAAACTTTGAGTCGCATATAATTTGTTAGATACTTTATTAAATACGTTCTCGATTATACGGTCTCTTTCCTCTGAATCCTTTACCTCGCCTATAAGCAGTTCGGATGAATCGGAGTTAGCATGACAGTGTTTTAGAAACTCGACTCTCTGAGACACCACTAAAACACTGTGGCCATCCCTAGCATAATTATTAGCTAGAGCTAGCACTAAGTCCCTATACAGATAGGACTCAGGCTTCATAGTGTTTTCCTTAGCTGGCTTGAATATTTTTGAGCCAAAATAGTCTTTGAAGACTACGTGTCTTTGGTCTTTTCTCTCGATAGTACCAGATAATCCTATCTTATATCTAGAGAACATTCCGTCTATTATCTTAGAGAAAGTGGGGCTAGATACGTGATGCATTTCATCCAGTATCACTAGGCCAAACTCTCGGCTCAACCTAGAAACGTGCTTGACTAAGCTCTGTGTATTAGCTACGACTACGGGACTGTCTATGTTAAATTTTCCGCTGCCAATGACCCCAGGCTTAATGCCCAGGGTCTTGACAATTTCTTTCTCCCACTGATTTCTGAGAGCAACAGTATGAACTACTATAAGGGTCTTTTGCTTAAGCTTAGCCGCAATAGCTAGGCCGGTAAAAGTCTTACCATAGCCTACTTTAGCATTTATGATGCAGTTATCTTCTAACTCGTCATGAATCTGTTGCTGGCTGGGCCTTAGTTCAAACTTAAATTCGGGAAAATCCTCTATGACATTGTATATTCGTTTGTCGAGTACTTCATAGCTTTTAGGGATCAGATCAGTTCTACCAACAGGGAAGGCAACTAGTAAGTTGCCTCCCGCAATGTTATAGTTGATTACTTTGAGGTTTTTAATCTGAACAAACTTTTCTGGCTCATTGTAAGCCGGAATGTTATAAGTCAGCTCTTTTTCCAGCATTCTATACATGGAAGGCTCTACTGTCATGTAGATTTTATTACTGATTATTGCCTTCATTGCTACCTCAAGTTTAGGACCTCGTCCTTCTTTATTATATAGTTTTTGACAAGTTGACTTCGCACTATGTCTTCTTTAGTAAACTCGATGAAATCAAACTCATCCATGCTGCGTAGAACGCTATAGAAATCCTCTAATCCGTTCTTATAAAGATCTGCTTGTCTCATGTCTCCGCAGAATATAATCCTACAGTTCTCGTTTAAGCGAGTGATAATAGAGTCTAGTTCGTGGTATGTCATATTCTGACACTCGTCCACGATTATAATAGCATCTCTTAGGTTTATACCTCTTACGAATGATGTAGACGAGAAATGTACTATACCCTTTTTCTTAAGGATCTCATAAGAGTCTCCTCTTCCGAATAGCTCTGTAGCTATATCTATGTAAGGGGCTTCGTATACTTCTACCTTTTCTTTCTCGTTACCAGGCAAGAAACCTATATTACGAGTAGGCACAGCACTCCTCATGTATACTAGTTTATTAAATCTAGTACCTTCGAAGATCTCTCTATATCCAATATAGGAGGCTAGATAAGTTTTGCCTGTACCAGCGAAGCCACTTAAAACTAAGTTTTTATCGCTGTTTAATACTTTGGCCTGATTTTGATTGAGAGGAGTAATTCTCGATACTGTGTGTTCCTGAGTGGAGTTAAAATTTCGAGAACCCTTCTTAGTCCTATTTTTCATGTTATCTCATACTCGTTTGAACGAGTCTTTTCCCCTATGAGCAGTTAGATCGTATAATATCCAAGGGGACCCCTTATAGTATAGAATCCTGCCCCACCTAGGCTCTCCGTAAGGAGGTCTAGGTACTTGCACAGGAAACGGTACAACGTGAAACCATATAAGAGTTAGTTCTTCCTTCAATTCTATCTTTCTTATAGAATGATGTATCAAAGGAGTGTTTATAGTTTTTTCATATATAAAAGGTACTCCAGCATTATCTATAAATATCTTCTTTTTGCTTTGTAGCATAGAAGGAAAATCTGGATAAGCTCCTCTTAATTTTGCTAAGTCTGTTCTGCCGCATTGTATCCTTCGCACTCCGAGAGTGCTTCCAGGCATATTCTTATCGTCTAGAACTGCGCCCCTGTCGTCAAAAAGCACGCCGTCCTGTTCATACCAGTCGGCGGATCTTAGCTTAAAGACAGGGAACACTATAGTCTTTATATCTTTGAATCGTTTATACATTGCATAGCCAAAGCCATTCTAGGAAACTCGGCTTCTCTAGAGACCGGTCTCGCTCCATGTAATATATTCGCTTTAAATAATACAAACTTTCCGGGAGTAGGGGCAAACGACTTATATATTTCATTATCTTTAACTAGTGCGAACTCTCCGCCCCAGTTAAGATCCCAGTACTCGTTTAGAAATAGCAGAGCAGTCCAGCATCTGCTATCCTCAGTGTCTGTATGTAACCAAGAGCTATCTCCGTGGTTGTACACATTTAATAAGAGTCTCTCTGGCTTTAGGGACAGGCCCTCCTCCTTAAAAGACTCATTTAAGCACTCAAATATTTTCTTGTACAGACCCTCATAGTCGGGCGCGTAACACCAGTGCCTATATGGCTCCTTCGGCGCACCAGTCCAGCCTGTGTGCGAAAATTGTGCTGTGGCGAGAATTTCTTCTCGCCACACTTTAAGCGTATTTAGCGGTATTAAGTTTTTATACTCATACCAGTCCGTATTGTTCGTTAAATTTTCCGAATGAATAATCATCTCCCACCTCAAAGTCGCAGCCAATAGCATGGCCGGGAATTGATAAGCCTCGATCAGTCTTAATACACTGAGTTAGCTTTTTAATATATTCGTCAACTTCGTTCTCCGGAACCTCAGCTAGAATAGAGTCATGAACTAGCGCGAAGATTCGTGCCTTCATGCCTACTCGCTCAATGTGTTCTTGCATCTCGATGCCTGCTAGAAGATTAACGTCACTAGCAGGAGACTGAACTAGGAAATTCAGTCCTGATCGAACCGCATGAGAGCGAATACCCCCGTCCGTAGACAGGACGTTAGGTAGGCGACGCTTGCGACCGAAGTAGGAATAAATGTATCCATTCGTAGAGATAAACTCTTGGTTCTTAGTGATCCAAGACTTTAGACCCTTGAACTGCTTAAAGTAAGCACTGATAGCTTCCTTGGCATCATCTTCCGTAAATACGTAGTCCATGCCATTGTCTTTAGCATCCTTAGTAACCTGATAACTGATCTTTGACGGACCAGCACCATACATGATACCGAAGGTAATAGCCTTAGCGGCCTGACGAAGAAGAGAATATTGCTTTTTAACTTCACTAACTTCACAGGGCAGATTAAATACCTTCTTAGCGATAGTAGAGTGAAAGTCTCCGCCACTTTGGAATACGCCCATCAGCTCCTTATCATTAGACAGTACTGCGGCCACATACACTTCGGCAGTGGTTAAGTCGACCGCTACGATCTTATGGCCTGGAGTAGCCTTAATACTGCCCTTGACAGCAGAGTTATCACGAGGAAGCTGCTGAAGATTGAGCTTACCAGAAGAACTAAGGCGACCACTAGTAGTCCCATGAATATTGAAATTAGTCCGCAGACGACTGTCACGATCAAGTTGAGGAATGATTTTATCCAGATAAGTATTTTTGATCTTACTTTTCTGGCGTATGTTAAGAATAAGTTGAGGTACATGATGTTGCTCAGCGAGTTCTTTTAGAACCTCAGCATCGGTAGAATTAGCATCTGTGCTAGTCTTCTTACCTGTGGGCTTTAGCTTTAGGTAATCAAAGAGGAAGCTGCGAAGCTGCATAACACTGTTGGGGTTGAAGGCTTTGCCCTGTGCTTCCTCGAACTCACGAACCTTTGGTTCCTTGTAAAGTTCTTCGATAGACTCGTCAATGCTTTTCTGCATTTCAGCCTGGGCGAACTTCAACCTAGCCATATCAAATGGAACCCCATTATCCTGCACCTTAATAAGAAAGGTAGAGGCAGGAATTAGAATTCCGGTATATACCTTATTAAGCTTCTTATTCTTAGTGACCGCTGGCTTAAGCTTGGCATAGATAAGAAACGTTACTACAGCGTCGATAGCTGCGTAAGTCTTCATAATATCAAAAGGAATAAGGTCAAAAGTGAACTCATCCTTTAAGATGCCAGTCTTTTTACGATATTCATCAATCCACTCATACATAGGCTGTTCATAGTCGCCATAGTCGGTGTACTGTAGGGCTAGCTGCTTAAGGCCGTGCGTACCAGGATTTTCATCAATGCAGTAGTGTAGAAGCATGGTGTCTTCATACACAGGGAACTCCCACCCAAACTGATAGCTCATAAACGCCAAGTCGAACTTAGCGTTGTGGAATACTACGGTCTTTTTATTAAATAGCTCTTGGAATAGATCAGAGCATTCCTCATCAATACAGTCTGATAGAATGTATGCTCCGTGGTCTCGTTCGTAGCTTAAGCTAACGCCGAGTACGTACCCATTCCTAGGGTATAGTGCTGTGGTTTCAGAGTCTAGAGCAACATATGGGTTGGGGCTAGCAATTGCTGCCTTCAGAAACTCTCTTAGCTGCTCGGTTTCAGTGATACCATAGATTTTGTCTGTAGAGTACTTAACGACTCTCTTAGTTCCCGTGACATATCCAATAATATTATCACGAGACTCTTCCCAGAGCCTAGCCGACTCTGGCTTAAATGAGACCATAGCAGGGTTGATTACGGGAAGAAACTTATCCTCCACAATCTTACCGCTATAGTCCGTCACCGAAGCATTCTTAGTAAAATACTTACAAGTGTCCGCACCTACCAGAATGACCCACTCATAGTTGTCAGGATCAAAGTCGATGTCTACGTCTTTCTTTAGAACCTTCTTAATAGTAGGATCTGAACAAAGAGCATATCTATCAAACTCAAACTCCTCCTTAAAACTCTTGTAGAAGTCAGTTCTGCTTGGCTTGGTTTCAATAATTGCAATATTAGGCACCGTATAGTGTCTCCTTTAATTTGATCACTTGTAAGGCTGTCAATTCACCTGGATCTTTTGTTTTACCGAAAGTAATATTATGCGATACGATTTCGTTCTTTTCTAGATTATCTTTTAATGTTGCTGCCGCGTTCTGTCCGGCATCGTCATTATCAAAGAATATATCTATACCATATACGCCTTGAATTTTCAAGATATTTATTTTCTCCGCTGTCACCTTGTTGACTCCAAACGCACATACGGCGTTCGTAAGTCCTTTATCGTGCAAGTTAATCATATCCATGATGCCTTCTACAAGAATTATTCGTCCCTGTATAGGCTTAACGATAGGAAACAGGGGGAGCTTAGCTCCCGATGGATGAAATAAGTACTTTGGGTCTATGTTAGCTTGGTGTCGTCCGCAAAAAGCTACGATCTTTCCAGCAATATTTCTGACTGGAATAACTACTCGACCAATAAATTCTGGGTTACTATGTTGAAAAGCTTCAAACTTCTTGAAGGTTTGACCTGATATGCCGCGCCAGTCCTGTTCGAACGGCACGGCATTTTCAGGTATACTATATCCTACGGTTTCAGCCATTTTATCGGATATAATATCTTTTAGTTTCTCTCTACGAAGTTGAAGCCAATTGGCTTTTTCTCCAAAAAAGTCAAATAGATTGCCCTTAAATCCGCACGAAAGACAGTTAAATATGCCTGTAGTCTTATCAATTCTAAGACTAGGATTTCTGTCTTCGTGCTCTGGATTTAGGCATCTTACAACGTAATCTTTACCGCTAGGTCGGAATTGAATGCCTCGTGATTTTAGAATATCTTCAACAATCACAACGCTTTCTCCTTAAAATGGCGGGTCATCATAGATACTGTCCATGATAGGTTTAGTATCGTCTTCATCTAGTTGTTTTGATTTCTTCTTGAAAGAAGTCTTTTTGTTTAGGGACTCACCATCAATAACCACCTCTTCGCCATTCTCTGGACCTATCCGTAGACAGTTCCAGTCAGCCTTAGAGGTGAAGTTAATCTTAGCGTCTCCACGCATCTTAGTACACGTAAACGCAATAGAGGTGGGGCCTGCTTCAAGAGTAAATGCAGCATCAGCAGAGTCCAGAATACCTTTAGCGAATCTAGCTTCACCCGCTGCATCAATCTGGTAAGGGCTGAATACTGGTACTCCGAGTTCACCTGCGATACTCTTTAACGCAGTACTGACAACGATCTGATCTTTCCAATCAAACTTGTCGTCGGACTCGGCAGTCCTCTTTACTTGGTTTACGTAGTCTACAATAATCAAGCCGACATTACCTAACTTGCGTACTCGTTTAATGATTTCAGCACGTAACTTAGGTAGTGTTAGCACTGGATCATAGACAATATCTATCTGAGTATCTTTCAATTCTTCTTTCTGGATCGCAGCATGAAACTTGTCAAAGTCACGATGTTGCTTATATACTTCTAGATGGGCTGTGCCATTCTTATAGCGATTAGCCCACCAAGTGGCAACTTTCAACCATTCTAGATTATCAAGTGTCTTGTACTTAATCTTAGAGTGAGGCACCCCACAGCCAATAGAGCACTGGCGTTGCAGAATCTCACGAGTAGGCATTTCTATGCTAAAGTATAGCACGGACTTACCTCGCTCATAAACTGTATTAGCTAAGTTTGAACAAGTGATAGATTTACCAGAACCTCTCTTACCGCCCATTAGAATATAGTCAGTACTCTTAAACCTAACAAGATTATCAAATTCTTGGTTTAGGCCCAGAGGTATATAGTCGGCTAAGTCTTCATCAGACTCGAATAGATTGAGCTTCTGTAGATTGTCTTCATTTGACCTAAGTTCTACTCTATCTTCAATCCGTGAAATAATGTCATATAGAGATCCGATAGTTTCCTCGGCTGTTTCAAAGGTGATCGAGTGCTCCACATACTTGTGTAGCTGAAACAGGGTCTCTTTTTGTGTAAATTCGTTCTTTAAGTAATCTAGTAGAAGAAAAGGTTCTGCGTCTACTTCAACAGCTTCGATAGCGTATATCTTATCTAGCGTAGATGAGTCTCTAACCGCTAGCTTAAGTTCTTCGATAGTAGGTAGCTTATGATAACTTTCAACTTGCTTGTCAATAATATCGTAAACTACGTTATACTCACTAGGCAAGTAGTGTCGTCTTAAGCTGGACCACGTATCGAAGTCCTCTTCTTCAAGAATCCTTTTAAATAGTGCGCTAGCGAGGTTCAAAGTCATCTCCTTAAAACAAGTTTAGCCGAAGCAGCATAGTGCTGCTCCGGCTTTCACTTCAAAGAGAAAACTTAAGCAGCAGCCTTCTCTTTCTTAGCTGCACCATCATAGTCAACAGCCTTTAGACCACGACGTGTAAGCATGGTCTTAACGCCGCGCTCGGTCTTGCCGATCTGCTCAGCGATCTGAGCAACAGTAAGACCAGCAACATCGCCTAGGCTATCCATAGGATCTGCCGCAGGACCCTTGACGTCACGCTGCTTTGGCATAGCTTCGATTTCACCAGCGCGCTGTAGGCTTAGAGCCTTACCACGAACTGACTGAACTGACTTGCCAACTGCTTCAGCGATTTCTTCGACGAACTTGCCGTCACGGATTAGCTTAAGTACTAGGGCTTCTTCATCGGCTGAGTATGACTTAGCATGCTCTACCTTTGGAGTTTCCTTGACATGGGCAGTTAGTTCCATTGAAAGGATCTTGCCCTGAATTGCCTTGGCGGTGTAGTCGCCTGGGAAACGCTCTGCGATTTCAGCGTAGGTGTACTCACCAGTGTTCTGAGTAACAAAGTGACGTAGCTGCTCGGTGGCTTCGTCTGAGAAGGCACGAGGAGTAGCAGAAGCTAGCTCAACGTCGTAGCCTAGCTTACGTAGCTTTGAAGATACTGAACGAGTGCTGGTTTCTAGGGTTTCCGCTAGTTCAGCAACGGTTGAACGGCTAACTGGGGACTCATCGCCAACTGCGTCGATTAGCTGTGCAGTGCGTTCTTCGGTCCACTTAGGGGTAGTCATAAATTAATTATTCTCCATAATAAATTGGTTGAGGTCTGTAACAACAATTACGCCAGAGTCTCTGGCTTTTTGAGTTTTAGTGGTCTCTTTTCCACTTTCGTTTACTAGAATAGTTACGTCTTTCGTAATAGAAGACTTAACTATATAGCCTAGCTTTTCTAATTCAGCTTGAGCCTCCGCTTTAGTTTTAAAGCTGTCTAGCTTGCCTGTGATACAGATAACTCCCTTAGTTTCTTGGCTAATAGTCTCGGTACTTCCGAAGCTAAGATCTTGCGGTAGGAATAAGTACCAGTCGTTATCTTCCAGCCAAGTAATAAGATTTTCTGTAGCTTTAGGCCCTAGGCCAGCCTGAACACAAGTCTCATTGGATATAGACTCAATGTCAAAGCAGACTCTAGCTAGTTTATCTGTTGCTGATTTACCTATAAGGGGGATGCCCAGAGCAGGTAGCACATCATTAAGCTTTTTAGCTTTAGATTGCTCAATCTCTCCGAATAGCTTAGTAGCTATTTTTTCTGAACCAAGCCCATCAGCAATATCCTCTAGAGTCAAGCTGTAAATATCTAAAGGACTAGCTAGTTCTAACTTCTCGATTGCCGAAGGTCCGAGACCTTTGATCTTAAGAGTAGAAGCGAAGTGCTCAACTCTTTTGCGGCTCATAGAACCGCAGTCTGCATTGCGACAATAAAGAAGATCGTTAACAAGAACAAGAGAGCTGTTGCATGATGGACAATTTGTTGGAATGTTTATTTGCATTTTATCTCTCTGCTCTTGATGAAGCCATTATACTCATAAAAGGGGTCAAAGTCAAGAAGTATTTTTTCAAAGCTTATCTGGTATGCTTCTTAGGATCTCCGGCAGCTTGTCTATGTTAAATAGCTCTGTGTGTCCGCCAAAGCGATGACTATCAAAATATCTATACTCTGACCAAAGTTCGTGTAGATATTCTTCCAAATAAAATACTTCTTCTAGAGTTCCTGATACCGTTTTCTGTATACGAATATCATAGCCTCTAAAACCGCTAGATCTTTTTATGGCGTGGCGCCAATCTTTTCCTTTTGTAATGCCGATTTTTACGCATTCTCTTATATTCGTACTCTTATTTACTAAGACTACGACATAGAGGCATCCCTCGGAGGAGGCAATCTCAGGATGGTTAGAGAAATACGTAGGATTGTAGAGTCCTTTAGACATCTAGTAGAGCTTGGAGAGCGCTTAAGGGTTGACCTCCGCCAACAACTCTCTTTAGCTCCATTCCAGACTCGTCAACTAGAATCAGCGTAGGCACAGCACGAACTTCGTATTGTGCTCTTTCATCCATAGCTTCATCAATATCATAGTATACTAGTCTGCTCTGATCGAGTTCGAGCAGAGTAGGTTTCATGGCCTTACAGGGTCCACACCAGCTAGCACTAAATACTAGTAGCTTATTCATAAATTCTCCTTACAACGCGGGGAATAATCTCTCCCGCTCTTACTACTTCTACAAGACAATCAAGTTCTAAGTCTAGATCTTGAATATACTTCATATTATGTAGAGTGGCTCGCGATACTGTAGCTTCTCCAATAATTACTGGCTCTAGAATTGCTACTGGACTTACTACGCCACTACGGCCTACCTGCCATTCTACATCGAGCAGCTTGGTGATAACCCC